ACAGCAATAGCAGATAACACTATAGACGGAACAAAAATTGCATCGAATAGTATTTTAACAAGACATATTGATGACAACCAAATTACTAGTGACCAGATAGCAGCGAATACAGTTGCTACTGCGAACATAGCAGATAATGCAGTAGATGGAACAAAGATAGCACAGAATAGTATTTTAACAAAACATATAGATGATGCACAGGTAACAACTAGTCAACTAGGAGCAGATGCAGTCACAGCCGCTAAATTAGCGGATGATGCAGTCGTTACTGCAAACATAGTAGACGCTAATGTAACAACAGCGAAGATAGCTGATGATGCAGTTACTGCAGCTAAATTAGCAGACAACTCAGTTGTATCAGCAAGTATTGTAAATGGAAGTATCGTTACAGCAGACTTAGCTGATAACTGTATTACATCTGCTAAGATAGTTAACTTATCAATTGTTGCAGAAGATATTGCACATAATGCAATTAACGCTAACAAGATAGGAGCTAATATTATTGCAGCAGACCATATAGCAGCAAATGCTGTTGGAGCTAGTGAGATAGCAACTGATGCAGTCACAGCAGTACAGATAGCAGCTAACGCAGTATCAGCCGCTGAACTTAAATCAGATGCACTTAGCGGACAAACATTTACAGGTAATGTTACATTCTCAGGAAACTTAGAAGTAACAGGAAGTACAACAACTGCTTCTTCAACAAATACAGTTATTACAGATAAATTAATCGAACTTGCAAATGGACAGTCTGGTTCTCCTTCAGGGGATATCGGTATCGTCGGTGAAAGAGGAAGTTCAAGTAATATCTTTATAGGTTTTGATGAAAGTGCAGATAAATTTACAATGGGTACTGGTACATTTACTGGTTCTTCTACAGGAGACTTATCAATAACAAAAGGTACTCTTGTAGTAGATGTTGAAGGTGATGTAACAGGTGACTTAACAGGTACAGCAAGTGCAATAGCAAATAATACTGTTAACGCAAGTAAAATTGTAGCAGCAAGTATTACAACAGCAGAAATAGCAGCAAATACAATTGCTACTGGAAACATTGCAGATAATGCTGTAGATGGTACAAAGATTGCTCAGAATAGTATTCTAACAAAACACATAGATGATGGACAGATTACTGCTGACCAAATAGCAGATAGCACTATAACATTTGATAAAATTGCTACTGGTAATATTACAAATGCAAAAATAAATGCTAATGCAGTTACATCAGCTAAGATAGCTTCTAATAGTATTCTTACTAGACATATTGATGATGGTCAGATTACAACAGACCAAATACTAGATGCTACTATTGTATCAGGAGATATTGCAAATAATGCTATTTTAACACAGCATATTGATGATAACCAGATTACTACTGACCAGATAGCTGCAAATACAATAGCAACAGGAAATATTGCTGATAACGCAGTAGACGGTACTAAGATAGCACAGAATAGTATTCTTACTAGACACATTGATGACGCACAGGTTAATACTGCTCAACTAGCAGGTAACTCTATAACAGCAGCAAAGATACAAGCAAATGCTGTTGGTTCAAGTGAGATTGCAAATAACTCTGTAACAGCTACACAATTATCAAGTGCAGGTTTATCAGGCAAAACAATGACTGGAGCTGTAACTTTTAGTGGTATTTTAAATGGAACAGATGTGCTTGGTATACAAGACAGTAATCCACCACAAAAATTCCACATCGATGAAGTAGCTGGTATGGATGTAGGCACAGGAACTTCTTCCTCTACATCACAATTTACACTGAACTCATTCAGTGCATCAGTATTTAGAAGTGCTGAATACACAGTACAAATTACAAACTCAACAGATAGTGATTATCAAACTTTAAAAATATCACTATTCCATGATGGGTCAACAGTTTATTTAACACAATACGCTTCTATATTTGACAATGGTGCTCAGGCAACCTTTGACGCAGATATAAATAGTGGTAATGTAAGATTAAGAGCGACGCCAGCAAGTGGAGACACAATGGCGTACAAGTTTATTAGAACAACAATAGAGGTATAAAATGGGAACTAAATTAAATTTTAACATTGAAGACGCAGGTTTATCTGTAGATGGCAGTGAAAAGTTTAACTCGAGTGGAGCTGCACAAAACATAACTATAAGCGGCGACAAAATTACATCAGGTACTGTAGCCAGTGCAAGACTACCATATACCATTAGAACAAATGCTCCAACAGGCACTGAATCAACATCTAGTGGACACATATGGTTTATATACTCGAGTTAATAAATGGCAATATATGTTAACGACAGCGGAACACTTCGACAGATTTCCTTTTTGGCAATCAACGATAGTGGTACGCTTAGAAGAATCAATGAAGTCTATGTAAATGACGGCGGGTCTCTTGAAGGCCCGTTCACTATTACACATACAACCAGTAGAAATACTGCAACTTCAACTTCTACCATTTCTGGATTACAGTTAACAACATTTAATACAACTACAACATTTAACACTCAGCAAAGTACAGTTACCACAACTGTATTTAATACTACAACTACATTTAATACAACACAAAGCACAGGAAGTTCAAGAAGTACAACAACTACATTTAATACTACAGAAAGTACAACTACTGCTTTTACAACTACAACTGCATTTACAACTACAACTACCTTTACTACAACACAAGGTACTACAACTGCGTTTACTACAACGACTACATATACTACTACCACAACATTCAATACGAGTAAAACAACATCGACTACTGGGTCGACTACTACTGCGTATGATACTACAACTGCATTTGCAACAGACCAAAGTACAACTACTAATTATAATACAACAACTGCATATACAACTACATATGATACAACAATTAGTACAAGTAGAACTACGACTTTCGCAACAGATACAGCCTATGTAGATAATACAGGTCAGTCTACTACTAGAACTACAACATTTGCTACAACAACAGCATATACAGATAATACTGCTTTTGAAACAAGTAGAACAACTTCTTTTGCTACTGATACAGCATATGTAGATAATACAGGTCAAAGTACAACTAGAACAACTACCTTTGCAACATCAACTGCATATGTAGACAATACAGGACAATCTACAAGTAGAACTACAACATTTGCAACTACAACAGCGTATGTAGATAATACTTCTCAGTCAACAGCGTATAGCACTACTTTCAGTACTAATACTTCTAGAAACACTAATACTGCAAGAAGCACAGGATTTACAAATAATACTTCTAGAAATACAAACACTTCTAGAGGAACTGCATTTACAAACTCTACTTCTTTTGCAACTAATACTGCAAGAAATACTAATACTTCTAGAAACACAGCATTTACTAACTCAACTGGATTTACAAACAATACTACTAGAGAGACAGAATTTGCAGTAAGTTTTGACCCAGAAGGCGGTACTGATTATTCTACAAGAAATACATCATTTGCTACAAACACTGCAAGAAACACAAATACAAGTAGAGCTACAGGCTTTACTAACTCAACTGGGTTTACAAATAATACAAGTAGAAATACTAATACAAGTAGAAATACAGCATTTACAAACTCTACTTCTTTTGCTACAAATACATCTAGAAACACGGATTTTACTAACTCAACTGGGTTTACAAATAACACTACACAAGGTACAAGTAGAACAACTTCGTTTGCAACAAATACTTCAAGAAGCACAAATACTTCACAGTCTACTTCTTATACTACTACATTTGCTACAAATACCGCAAGAAGTACAAATACATCGCAATCAACAAGTTATACTACTACATTTAGTACTAATACAAGTAGAAGTACAAACACTTCTCAAAGTACAACATATGATACTACACAAAGTACAAACACAAGTAGAAGTACCAATACTTCACAGTCTACTTCGTATACAACAACATTCAGCACTAACACAAGTAGAAGCACAAACACTTCACAGTCTACATCTTACGAAACTTCCTTTGCGACTTCAAGAGCAAGCTCACGAAGCACAGGAACAAGTAGGACTACAACTACAACATTTGATACTACACAATCAACAGGTTCAAGTAGAAGTACAGCAACTGCTAAGAATACAACTACAACTTACGAAACTACACAAGGAACAACTACAAGTAGAAGCACTGCATCTAGCAGAAATACAACTACAACGTTTAATACTCAACAAAGTACAGCTAGTTCTAGAAGTACTGCTTCAAGTAGGACTACAACTACAACGTTTAATACAACTAAGAGTACAACAACTGCATTTGATACGACAACTACTTTTGAAACTACACAAACAACATCAAGTTCTAGAGGTACGACAACCACTACAACATTTAATACAACACAGGCGACTGCTACAAGCAGGAATACTGACCACCTAACAACAACAACTTTTGATACTTCAACAACAGTATTTGAAAGAACAACCGCTAGCTCAGCAGGAACTCTATTTGACACGGAAGTGACAAGTCTCTCAGATTATGGATTCTCTTACTGGGATGGCTCACAATGGAGTGAATCAAGCTAATGGCAGATTTTGAAAAAGATAAGAAAATTACACCAGAATATGTAAACAAGAAAATGGAACATATGCTTACAGCAATTTATGATGTAATAGAAGAAAACGAACATAGAATGAGAAAGATGGAAAAAGTCATCTTCGAGCTAAAGAATGGTAAAGGCAAAGAATAAATTAGAAGCCTTAAGCACTAATGAAGAAGTCGGTGATATAGTAACTCACTGGATGAAATCAGGTTCTGCTTTTAGAGCTTCAGAAGATTTATTACAATTGAATGAGTTTGGTAAGAAACTTCTACCTAAAACTCACAGAGGTTTAGCATTTGAATATGACATATGGTTTAACACTAACGAGAACTACACCATACGAAAATGGCTCTACACAGATTTTATGGGAAAGGGATTATACTTTCGAGTTCCTTCCATAAAGATTAATAACAGACTGTTTAAGTCGATTGTAAATTCCGACATAAAGATAGACGAAGAAAGAATCGACAAAGTGATGAAGAATTTACAGAACAAATATTATCTTCATCCGAGTGAAAATTTTTATGAGAAAGTAATATTTTTACCAGGCAGCAACTTATTATGTAAACCTGATTGTATAGATATTAAGAGAGTTGAAAACTTAATTAATCAAGGATATGTAATAAAGCCTCATCCAATAACTGCTCATATTTTTATAGCAGAACTAAAAGTAAGATTTGGAGATGATAAAGTGCTGGGTAAAAAAGAGGGAGGACATGAACTTCTTCTTAATGCAAGTGAAATAGCAACTGCACAAAATAGTGAAATGGGAATTGTTGCATTACTACTAGGAAAAGATATACAAATGGTATCTCACCCTGTAAAGAAAAGACAAAAAGCTTTACTTACTTATGAAAGTTTTTATGACGCAGTTGCAGGAACAGATGCAAAGAAAACAATATTAAAACTGTTCTCGGCAAAAAATTCAGGAATAATCTTTGATTTTGACGAGGACGCAGACGAAAGACTAGAAAGATATCTAGATAACTTTTGGGATATGAAAACAGAATTATGATAGAGATAGTACTACAATATAAAAGAGACTGGAGCATGTTTACTCTAGCGTCTTTGCTTGACAAATCAAAAGATTATAGAATACACTTGTATGTACATGAAGATGACTGGGACGATGCACCAATAGCATGGGCAATAGAACACTTTGATGAAATAAAGATATATCAATCTTGGTGGAATACAGAACATACTGCAAAAATGTTATGTCATCTAAAAGACCATTGGAAAGATAAAGTTCCAAGTCTAAATAAAAGAATATTAGTTGCAGGTGGAAATAGAATCTTTCTTAGAGAAATAGTTACAGGTAATATACCTGAAGAAAGTTTCTTTATGAAAAGTTTATCTTTCTTATCACACAGACATAGATTTAAAGACCACCCACAATATAAAACTTACTATTCAAGAATAGGTATTCCAACATATGAGAATAGTGCACAGCAACATGACCCTGAAATGATTATGCTTAACTGGGATGTTTTGAAAAATTTTAAAGATGAAGATTTATTTTTACCAGGAAATGATTTGCCACAAGAGTTCTATAATATAGATGCAAGAATAGACGCATCTACAAATCTAACTCTTATGAAAGCACTAGTTACTTTTAAACATAGTTATATGCCTTTATATATGAGTGGTAATGTAGATAACTTAATACTAAAAGATTGTTTAGGTTTGAAAGAAGTTGCAGATTATAATAATATGCTTAGAAAAGGATATAGTTTAGAAATATCTAATAAATGGGCAATGAGAGATTATATGAATATTCCTGTAAGTATTCAACTTGGTATACCTTGGGATTGCTACACTAGATTAATAGATAAGATTCCAGTACAATTTAGAAATGCAAGATTGAATGAACAGCTACTAATTAAATCACAAAAACAAAAATCAACTCTTGGTAAGTTATTACAAACTGGATTCAAACTAGGTAAACTTTAATATTTCATCTTCAAGGTCTGATAAAATTTTCCATTCTATCAACCCCTGATTCTTCATATCAATTACGAGTTCTTTTTCCTTTCTGGAATGAATATTAACTTTTTGAGTATTGACTGGCATATGCCAACTTGAAGGATTGTCTTCTCCTGTTTTGAAAGGCAACTTCTTAGAAAAGAAATCGAAACCAATCAAAGTTATACTTTTACACTCACACTTTAATAAGAAAAATAATATTGCTATAAATCCTTGAGAGGGTCTCCACCCAACAGGTTCATTTGGTACTACTCCTAACTTATTATGAATATCTATTATCTCTTCATCAGAGAACATATCAATATATTTAAAATCTTCGGGTAAAATAGTAGTGGAAGGTTTATCCATGTGAATACGACTGCGATTAAAAAGAGTGACACAGTTAAAAAACTTTCTAGCATTTACTCTGAGAAATCCTGTAACCCATATATCTGTTCTAGAACCTAGACTTGTTTTATAATCATAAGGAGCACCTCTACCAAAACGAACTATAGTATCAAAGGATTCTATATAATCTCCATACTGATACTGTAGAATCTCTACTGAGTTTCCAACAAGTATTAATCTTTTATCTTTTGTAAGTCTTTGTAAATTTTTAACCATTCTGTTGAGTATAGCATGTCATCATGTATATCTAGCCACGGCCCACCATCTGTAAAGTGAACTGCTTTTGCAATTGGGAACTTGTAATAATTTACCATAGCATTATATTCTGCAGGTAAATCTCCAATCTCACTTGCCCAAGCAAACTCGTGTAAGTCTTTTCCAGACCATAAGTTTACAAGATCACTGGTTAGAGTAAAACATTTGTCATTATTAAAATACATGAGAGATGACCAATATTTTTTAGGATAAGACATATTTGCTTTGCCTTTCATCTTCTCATGTGGTGTTGTTAGGAAGGGGGGATGTTTGACTACCCAAACACTTGGGCACTCCATAAATAAAAGAGTTCTTGCTTTCACATAATCTTCAATTTCTTGTGGGTCACATCTCCACATAAAATCTCCATCACAAAATAAAGCATGACCTTTGTAGTTAGAAAGAAAAGGTACAAGAAAGCGAGTAAAAGCAAATTCTGTGCTTTCACCTTGATACTTCCTTGTATATATTCCTTCTTCTTCTAATTTATCTTTGACGAGAGGTATAATCTCATGGTTTGAGTTGTATCTACGAATAGATTCTGCACAAACTTCAAATGATTCAGGATATTCACTATCATATCCTATGAATATTTTCATGACTTTAGTCGTTCGCCTAAATCATTTACATATGCTTGACGAGCTGTTTTTAGAGCCGCTAGTTCATTTTGAACTTCAGCTGCTTTAACATCACAAAACTTTATTGCTTGTACCAATGCTTTTTGGTCGTCATTCATATCTCCTATGGTATATTCCTTCTCATCAATTCTTATTGAGTCTTCCATTATTTAAATACGTCCTGCCAATTTCCTTGTGTACTAGCCTTAGCATACTCGGTAGCACGGTTTTCAAAAAAGTTGGTATGCTCAACTGCGTTAACTTGCATATCAATCCAAGGTAACGGATTTTCTGTACTTTTAAAGATAGCTTTCATTCCAAGACCGAGTAATCTTCTATCGGCAATGTATCGGATATATTCCTTTACTTCTGCCGCAGTTAGGTCTGGTACTGTGACTTTGTCAAAACAAACATCAATAAATTTATCTTCTAATTCTACGGTGCGTTCTGCTGCACAATAGATTTCATACTTTAATTTATCATTCCACAGTTCTGGATTCTCTCTCATAAAAGTTCTAAAGAGTTCTGATAAGCCTTCTACATGTAGGCTTTCATCTCTTATTGACCATGTAACAATCTGACCCATACCTTTCATAAGGTTGTGTCGTGGGTAGTTGAGAAGTATAGCAAAACTACTAAATAGTTGCACTCCTTCTGTAAATCCACTATAGACTGCCATAGTCTTTGCAATGTCATGTTTCGTTTCCATACTGAAATCAGTTAGAAAGTCATGTTTATCTGCCATCGCTTGTATATCAAAAAACTCTTGGTACATATCATCTGATTTACCTAAAGTTTCTAATAGTAAAGAATATGCTTCTTGATGTACTGCTTCCATTGCAGCAAAACTCACTAGCATCATTCTTATTTCTGGTTGTTTAAATGTTGGTAGATAATGTTTTGCATATCCACAACATACATCAACATCTGCCTGTGTAAAGAATCGAAAGATATTATCTATCAATAGTCTTTCATCAGCAGACAGTTTCATGTTATAATCTTTTATATCATCTTGAAGTGGTACTTCATCTGGAAGCCAGTGCATTTGTTGTTGCCGCTTATACTTCTCAAAAGCCCACGGATATATAAAAGGTTTATAATATTCTCTTTCATCTAATAGGTTCATTTATCCCTCACAGCTTAGACAGTCTTCGTTCTCGAAGATTATCTCTCGTTTAGCTTGGGAAGCTACATTATCAGCACGACTGATAGCCTCACTCCTCAAGTAATACAATGTTTTTAAATTTTTTGCCCATGCTAACATATGAATATTATGCAAGTCTGCTTTATTCACGTCAGGTGGGAAAAATAAATTTACACTCTGAGACTGGCAAATGTATTGCTGTCTCACTGAAGCGTGTTCAATAACCCATGCTTGATTAATTTCAACTGCTGTTTTGAAAACTTCTTTCTCCCAGTCATCTAAAATATCAAGATGTTGAACACTGCCTTTATTTGATACTATGCTTTTCCACGTTTGATTGTATAAATCAGTGTGCCCTACTTTTTCCATAATCAGTTCATCTAAAAATTTATTCTTTACTAGATTACTTCCTGATTTTGTTTTTTGAGTATAGGCATTTGCTCTAAATGGTTCTATACTGGGCGATGTGTTTCCGCATATAATACTAGAACTTGCATTGGGAGCAATAGCCAGTAGATGTGCATTTCTTACTGAAGCTGTATCATCATCTGGACATGCTCCTCTTTCTACTGCAAGTTGTCTAGTAGTTGTGTCCGCATTACTTTTTATGTAATCAAACATTTCCATGTTCATAGCATTTGCCATTCCACTTTCAAATGGTATGCTATTCTTTTGTAAATAGGCATGGAATCCCATTGCGCCTAGTCCAATACTTCTCTCCCTGTAAGCACTAAACTTAGCTTTTTCTAATTGACTTGGTGCATTATTAATAAAGTATTCTAATACATTATCAAGCATACGAATCAAGTCAGGTATAAATGCGGGGTGATTCTTCCACTCGTCATAATACTCTAAATTTACACTAGAAAGACAACATACTGCTGTTCTTTCTTCATTAGTAGCAAGAGTAATCTCACTACATAAATTACTATGGTGTACTTTTAATCCTTTCCTTTTTTGAAAGCTAGGCAATCCATCTTGCACGGCATTTTCATACATTACATATGGCTCTCCCGTTTCCATTCGATTCTGTAGAATCTTTACCCATAGTGCTCTTGCACTTACTGTTCGAACCACCTCTTGACTGTGGGGATCGATAAGATTCCAGCTATCATCGAAATTATCAATTTTTCCTGCATTGTGTATAAGCTCCATAAAGGAATCAGAAATAACAACACCATGATGGAGATTAAGACACTTACGATTAGTATCACCACCTGTAGGTTTTCTAACATCTAAAAACTCCTCTATCTCGGGGTGGGAAATATGTAGATATCCAGCATAACTACCCCGTCTGGTTACACCTTGTGAAAATGCTAACATTTCTGCATCTACTACTTTTACAAAAGGTATAACGCCTGTGGATTCGGAACCTTTAGAAGTTTTACTTCCTACTGACCTAACATCTGACCAGTGTCCTCCAATCCCACCACCAAAACTACTTAAAAAAGCATTTTCAGTAAAGTGGTCTGTTATACCCTCTCTACTATCATCAACATAATTTAGAAAACAACTAATTGGTAAGCCTCTTCTTGTACCACCATTTGATAGTACAGGAGTTGCAAACATAAACCATAGTTGACTTACATAATCATATAAACGCTGTGCATGGTCATCGTCATCTGCAAATGTTTCTGCAGCACGAGCAAATGCTTCCT